AAGCGCTGGTTAGCAACCTTTTCAAAAAACTTTTGTCTTAGGAACTTCAAGGACTTATATTCGGGTCGATAGAGATTAACCGGGTCGCCAATAAGATTATGAAAATCCTTTAAGTTAGCGAAATAATTGATTATTTCTTCGGATACCACCTGATACATGCTCTTCTCGAAAGCAAAATAATAGTTAATTGGGCGAGAATCATTCGTAAAAACATCTTGCTCTTGTGTCGATAAGACTTTTACCATGTCTGTGGATTGAATATTTTCGGGAAGATTCAACTTTGAAGAAACTACAAAATCTTTATCAATAGGGCTTACCGAAGACGTTGCAAAATCATAACCCAAAGCCGTATACTGTCGATTAAGAATTTTTCCTAATGAGCCAAAACGAGTAAAGTCCGCGGATCCTGAACTTATATCTTCAACTGTAAATTGGCCAGACGCATCTGATCCGGTGTTATTTAAAAATTCCCAGTTGAAGACCAAAGTGTCAAATTTTGTAATGTCGCCATTAGAAGCAGAAGGATTGAACCCATACGCATACTGATGGGTTAACAGATTACCATGATTCTCGGTATCCAGAACGTGTCCTTTAAGGGTTTCATCATCAAGATAGTCTAGCCAGTACCGGCATGCATTTACTTTTACATCGGACGTCGCCAATATTGAAGAGGTGAAGTCGGTACGGTGGGCTCCGACGTATGCGCGCTTGCTGCCGGTGATGAAGGAGCCAGTGGGGTTTGTAACAGTGCCCGAAAGCGTAAATTCCTGAAGGATCTCGCCGGATTCTGCTTGCACACCGTGAAGTTCGACCACAAAGTTTCCATTATTAGAGGCGCTAGCGAAATTGGCCAAAGGATAGTTTTCTGGGCGAACTCGGACTGATAGGTTCCACTTAGTGTTCGAGTATACATTCTCATAAAGAGGACTCTTCAGAGAAGGCACGTAGCCGCCCGTAGAGCCCGTCAAAACGAATCTAGCATTGGTAGACCCTAGTTCGTCGCGGACGGCGTATACTTGGAAGTTAACGGCGTCTGACATCTTTCCTGTCGGCCAGCCCGTCTGATTAAGCCCAGCATCGGAGACGACTCCGTGGGCGCCGAACAGTGAAGAGCTGATCACGTTCGTGTCGATATAGGTAGCGCTAGAGTCTAAAGGCTTAAGTGGCAGCAGCAACTCTGTTTCTAAAGTAAAAGAGTGTCCATCAGACAAAGAGGTGCTAGATGTGATAAACCCAACCGAATTAGTGTGGTCCTGATAGTTGAACACCGAGCCAAACTTGTTATTAGCGGTATTAAAGTTAATATAACGATCTGTAACTATTATATTTCTACGATCATTATCAAGGTTGTATTCAATCCCATCAGCATACATATTGATTTTGATAAGCTCGTCATCAATTCCAAAGCAGCGGATAAGATTCCTAAACCCTTTTTCGGTCCCCTTGGATTTATAGATATAACTTAAGTTGTTATAAATGTTCTGATAAATGATGTTTTTAATCTCTTCGAGAGATTTTTCGTAAACCTTGTCTTCACTTCTATCAGCAAGTTTTTCAAGGATATCTGCATCAAGGAAAAGCTCCGGAGCAATAAAGCCGTATGAGGTTAAGAGCTTCTCTGAGAAGGGTAGTGGCTTGTTGCTACCACTGATGTATGAAATATCTTTCAGCCTGGTCAGATTATCAATCTGCATGTGCAGTGTGTCGAAGTAACTTGATAGAATTTGTGTCAGCTTTTTAACATCGCCGGAGCCCTCGGAGTCGTCATCGATAATCCAGCTGGGGATTGAATTATAAATCGAGGCATTATTGTTAACATCATATGAGGAGCCGCTTGAGCGCATCGCGCCAAGTAATTCATGTACCCTCGGATGGAAGGGATAAATAATCGGATCTTTAAATTCCTTAATAGCGGCAGTAGAGAGGACGATAGCTGACCCCGTGTTGCGGGCCCCACTTGTATAGCCGGTCCAGGCACCATTAGAAAGGCGTCCCGAGTAGTCGAGGACTGTGCTATCTGTACTAGCCTGACCGGTGATTCCTTCGTTAAATTTATAATAAACTCCCAAATCAGTATTGGCTGTTTCTTTAGTAGTAATAAACGGAGTTGGGTCGGTGTTTACGCCGCCGCCAACTTGTGTAAACCAGAACCGACCAATCTGTTCGCCTGTTCTCTGTGTCTTCCAATAGCGGAACTCATCAAGAGATGCAGATAACTTACCAGAGCCGGTGGCCGCAGTGGACGCAGACGGATTTGTTGCCAGCGCGCCAATGGTGGCACGCATACCATAAAAGTCTATATCATTAATACCTGCAGCGCCGCCGGGGGGGACACTGCCGGTTGTCTGGATAGTAGCCTCGTTCTCTAGCTCACCATCAACATAAAAGCGACTCTGTACGCCGGCCGATGCCGACTTGAGCGTGAACGCGTAGTGGTGCCACTTTCCATCGGTAACAGAAGCCGTAGTGAAATTTGAGGAACAGACTGATGCTGTTTGGAACCCAAGCGCGCCAGAATATATCGTGAGCCGGAATGGGTCTGCGCCGGCGATGGCGTGACCAGTAGAGCTGGTTAACTCAACTGTAAGGCGAGCATAGTCCGGTGCTGCATAACCTTTGCCGTTCCAAAGGTCAAAAATAACTTCTTTTTGAGTCTTGGTTGTATCAAAGGCATCCTTCTTCATCCAAAATTCTACTGACGCCCCCTCAGAAGCAAGGTCTAACTGAAGATTAGACTTGCGATTCATCGCGGTTTCATAATAGTTTGAGCCCGTAAACTCAACACTCGACGGAGTTAGTCCGTTTGGATTTTTATTCGGTCCGCCCTCGAAAGAAATATATTCAAGAGTATCTGATAGTCCGTAGCCATCGGTGGTGCTTTGCTGTGTGCCCCAAGAAGCCGATGAAAAAATAATGTAACCGTTCGTGCGCGGGTATCTGTCATCGTAAATATAGAGGTCTAGATAAGTTGACTTATTTTGCCACTCTAATCGCTCTTTTAGAGAACCGTCATAAGGATAGGTCTCATAAATTCTAGTGATTGCAGTTGAATAATACTCTTCGGCGGACCCATACCGAGCGAAATTCTCCGGTTTTGTGAAGTCCACATCCGGAATAAACCTCTCCTCATTGATAATGTCCTGCTCATGATATTCTGCTGACTCAACTTGNCCGCCTATATCATGGGAAGTCTTACCGGAGAGAGCTTTAATATTTGAAACATTTTCAAAATATTTCTTAATACTCATATCTTAATTATTCTTCAACCCTAAACTTAAAGGTCTGTGACTGTTCCTGCCATGAACCAATGCTGTCGTTATAATATGCTAGTCGAATTTCATACATGTAGTCTCGTTCTAACAAAGACATATCTAAGTCAAAGTAATTCCCCTCCTTATCATAGGATAAATACGTACTCAAGTCTGAGCCTGTCCCATATGGAATCGCACCATAATTATCGGTTATTCTATAGATCGCATATGAAGCGCTTGGTATAATGTCAGTTGGATTGTTGGTGGTCGAAACCGTATACACAGTTGGGCTCCAGTTTTTGTTTCTCACAAAAAATCTAAAGCGAGCGGTGTCGGTGCCTGAGTACTTCTTTTGAAGGTTTTTACATGAAGTAACCCTTTCAAAAGTAGGCGCAGAATCATATGTTGGCATCAGTTCAGGATATATCGAACCCGTGTAATACTGGACAGTACCGCTATGCCAAACATCATGTACTAATGCAAAGGGGGTTGAGGCTGCCGTCAAAGCAACTGAACACGAATAAATACCGGTGCTTACATATCCGCCGGTCGCGTTCGTGTCTAGGGCGGCTACTGTCCCGCCTCCTTTAGATAGCTTAAGAACAGTTCCGGAGGGCGCAGAGTTTGAACTAGAATAAAATGAAACAAGTATCTCCCCGGTGCCCACCTGTGGGATATTAACGAGCCTTCCTCGCACATAGTTATAAAAGTAAAGTGTGTTTAAGTTATCGAGCGCTGGGGCCAAAGAACTAGAGTAATAAAAATTTTCCCTATCATCGCTAATTCGCGAATCCCACCTTGCTTCAATAACTGGTCTCTTATAGAAAAACTCAGTTGATCGGGCAAAAAACTTCTTGGTGTAATAAGATTCTGTGGCACCAACTGTGTTTTGGAGGATACTTCCGCTGTCGACCCCCGTGGATCCGGAATAATAGGCTTCTTGGCTGGCAGTAAGACGTACACCGAAACCATAATTTGTAAATTCGCTCGCGAGCCACCTTTCCATTAGTTCAGTGACATCCAAGGACATGTCCTCGTAGCCTTGTGCAAAAGTTACATTATAATTAGATCCAGTACGATAGTCGCCGCCGACGTTAGTCCATGCCGTAGTTGTACTGGACGACATCCAGTTAGACTTTCCAGTATCCTTGTATTCATCCATATCGAGTCCGGTGCCTTCAGCCCACGAACGAGAAACTGGAGCAACCACTAATGTAAAGTCTTGTGGGAGCGTGAACGGGGTGCGCGCGTTAAACATTCGTAAATAAAATGACACACTGCCGGAAGCTGGAATCTTTCCGGCAGTTCTATCTGCAGCGATAGATGTGGTAGAAAAATTAATTATGACCCGGGAAAGCTCCTGGCTTTGCCCAGCCGATGAAGTGGCTTGACCATAAAGAGAAAACACCTCTAAAGCATCGGCATAACCCATATTAGAGCCTGAGCCGCGGCCAGATTCAAGTAGATTGGACGTATACGCATTTGTAATGGTATTGTCGGCGCTAGCTGTGTACCGGAAGATGCCCATTATTGGACTGCTCCCTTAATGTCTATATTCGGGAACTTCAGTTCGAAGACAACATTTTTTTCAGCAAGAATACGGCGCCCATTCACCGCGAGGGCGTTGTCAAAGTTATAATCAAGATCTGAATAAGAGGCACCGGTTTTTCCGACGATCTCTAAGTCGGCCACATCTATAACCCCTTCTACCTTTTGTAAAATTTTATAGAAATCAGCAATGATTATCTCTTCACCAATATCATAAATATTTTTACGAAGATATGCAGCGATCGCCGCATTTGCTTTACTTATTACAGTATATCGGTTGGCGTCCATGTCTAAGCTGACCACGTAATTGATACCAAAATTAGCAATAACAGCATCTAAAATATCAACAGTATCATTAATCATTTTATATTGTAAAAGCCAATTCTTTAAATTATTTTTAAGAGTTGCGTTGGCCGGTGTGAACTTACCACTGGTATCCTCAGAAAGTACATAAAGATTTATGTTTCTTTTAAACTCATCAAAATCTCTAATCACAGCTACGCGCTTTATCGAGCCAAACTTGTTCGGCATGCCATACGCGATTGCTTGATAATCTTGAATGGTGACAGCACGATTTTGTGTAGCATAATAGCCGAAGACGCGTTGCTTAATTTCATCAGAATTTGGAAGCGTGATATCTCCTACAAATTGTTCCTCGTTGATAACTTCTAATGAATTTTTTGTAGTGTTTCGAAGCCCAATTGATAGAGAGCCCTGGTCGGTGAATCTAAAAATAGGATTCTCTGGCCGAGTGATGGTGGCGACGGCGGCGTTAACATCTTCTAATGTGTTCACACGGTAATTGATAATTAGAGTAGTATTAGAAGGAGCAATACCAAATTTATCACTACTGATCAAGTTTGTAGGGTCAAAGTCCCGATCAGTAATATATGTGCGTCCGGACAGGTCCATAATAACGTCTGCAGGATCAACCACCGAATTAGACAGAAGTTCTGAGTCCGAACCATACCCAAATTGTAGATATGTCTCGCCGCTGTTTCTTTCTACAGTAAATCTTCGGGCAACCGGGGTTGCTTTTAAAATGTTTCCTACCGTTCCGTTGGTAGACGTGTTTGTGTTTCGTATGGCTTTGTAAATTATATTTTGAGATAGATTATCTACCTCGTAGTATTCGTGACCTTCAGTATCAACAACCGAAATCACTTCTGCCACGTTACTAGTCTCTAACTGGACTCGAGTAAACCTCTGGAATTCTCCTACGGTGACCTCTTTTACTACGACGCGTCCCGAGACTGCACGGCCGGTCGCACGAATAACGAAGGTCGAGGGGGAGCCCGATGTTGTGTCTATCAGTCCGGCGACGATTTGATTGCCACTCTTAGCAAAATCAACATCTTCTAATAATGTATAAAGCCCTCCGCCAAGAGAAGAAAGGGTTGTGCCGGCTTTAAGTACTGGCGCATACGAAAGGTTAGGTCCACTAGTAGTCGCCGGGATTTGTATGTAAAAGGTTAGGGCACCAAACGACGAGGGGTTTGTGTTTAGCCTGAACCCCATCTGTCGCGCGAGCCGAACCACATTTTCGTATTCGACGGCTGTTTCTAAAAAACTCTCGTTTGTTTGATAATCTAAATAAAAGGAAAGTATGTCACCAATGTAAGCGACGGTGTCGAGCATCAACGATCCAAAGGAAGCCTCGTTAAAATCCTTAAAAGTGTTAGGATAATATCTTTTGGCATAATCTTCTAAATCTCTACGAATAGAATCGAAGTCGCGGCTGGTATAGTTAATGGGTTGTAATTTTTTAGGCATTTCTTATCTCATTAATTAGTTCTTTACATCAATTTCAAGAGCAGCTTCTGTCGCTAACGGAACAATATTAAAAGAAATTCTAAGTGACAGGGTGTGAGGAAATTGATCTGGGTCGTTTTCGGGTGATTGAAAATTCAGATTTGTGATAGCAATATAAGGTATATATTTCTTAACCTGTTGGTGAATTTTGGAGCTGATCTTACTATAGGTTTCAGGACCATTGAACTCGAACAAATACCGCTTAAGTCCTACGCCGAAGCTTGGATCCATTATGCGCTCGCCGGGCACTGTAAGAATTAGCATCTTTAGGTTTTGACGCGCTAGTTCTTTAAATGTAGTATTTAAATTATATGCCCCGAAAGTAGGGCTAGTTGTCAATGGTAATTTAACTGATAGTCCTGATGACATTTATAACACCTCTAGCACTTGGTTGGCTTGGACGAATCTTCTGAATTTACTACTGCGTTATCTCCTGTGTCCGCACCAAAACTAGGAATCTCCACATTAATTAGTGAGAGAAGTAAATAAAGGATACCTAGAGGCGAAGGAGGTATCATAAACATTCCCATTATTGATCCCAAAAGATCAATACCCTCGGCCGAGATCCTAGGGAAGAAGGCTTCCATCTCTTTCTTCGCGGCCATGGGTCCCGAGATTGAGGTACCCGGGGGATTCTTCATTACCACATCCACGAGACACAAGACGATAGTCAAAAGTTTTTCGCCACTATCAATCCCTAATTCCTGGAGGGGTTCAGCTGACTCAATAATCTCGTCAAATACTGTACTCATCATATTAAAGACCTGTCCGGTGATATTCTTAATGAGTTTGCTAATTGCAACGTGCGGATCAATTAACTCAAGGAGCCCCTTAATGATGTCGATAGGAGTCTTGATAAGCATCATTAATATGAACTCTCGGGCTGCCGTTTCAAAACCACCGTCCATCTTAAAAGTATTGGCAACTTTGCGGCTCATGTCAGGAGTCTTATCGTATTTATCATCACTTTCAATGGTATTTTTTACAATATTAAGACATGCATCTTTGGTCGTTTTCATCGTGCCGGCGATTTCATCAAAATATTTGGTCGTTAAATAAAAATTATCAATGATTGGAATCATGCTTATCACTTCTTTATTAAGCACATTTGTAAAATAATCTTGATATTCTGGGACACTCATCAAGAAGTCAACGTCTTCCTGCGTAAGGTCTCGCCGCGGGCCTAGGGAGGGTGCACCGGTCTCGTCGGTCTCGTTGGCGGGGTGGGTCGGGTCGTTATGTTCGATCGTCAGATGTCGATCAAAGAATTGGGGTTGGTAGATGTACGACCATCGGCGATCGTACAATGGTAATAAAGAATAGAGCTTCGTCGATGCTCCTCCCGGAGTCGCCCACGAGCTCATTGGAGAGTCCGGATCGGAGAAGCAGAGCCAGAAGTTATATCGTAGTATATAGTCGGTCGCGCCCGTCGCCTCCTGGTCCGTGGGATCGGTGTTTGAGGGGGCCCCGTTCTCGTCGATATAGAAATAGCTCTTTGTTATAAATAGATGCTGGTCACACTCAGCGACCGAACCGTGGGATGCCCAACCGTCTCCGAGTGTTTCATACGCTGGTATAGAGCGCAAGAAAATTTCTTCTAATGGCTTTGGATTTGCATTTGGGTGTGCTTGCTTGATGGCATTGTTCACTGCAGATTTTGAATCTGTGATCCTTTCGCCAATTATATAATTAATAATTTTGTTATACGTGGCTTGATCAGCGGGGAGCTCCTCCCCCGAGTTAAAGACTACGTTTCCCGCATAGTCGGTTATACCTCCCTGAATTTGATTGAGCTCCTGGAATAACTCGGTAAGATCGTTTACAAACATATCTCGTACTGATGTGTCTATCCGTGCCAGATAACTAGCTAATGAACTCTCAATCTGAGCGCGCATGTACAGTGCAATAAATTGTTTTCCAAATAACTCGTCTATCTCAGTGGCAGAGAAAACAAATATATTCTTGATAACGAACTCAGCAATATGGACTTGCACGAACAGAAGATACATTCCATATTTTAGAGCCAATCGCACTTTTTTACGTGCTGGTAGTTTGCTACCGCATGCTAGATTCTCAAACAGCCGGAGCATTTTATTGATGATACCGTCAACATCTAAAAGATCAGATGCATCTCCAGGGGCGCAGTTTTCATTATCATGGAAAAAATTAAGTGACTGGAGGGTTGCTGCATCGAATATACCATTCTTAATATAGTAATCAAACACATAATCAGTTAAAAGTGCGTTGGCCATTGGAAATACCCTATGCTTTGCATAATCTTTCACTATGTTTGAATCGTTCGGCCGTAGTAGGTTGCCAGGAGGCTCGAATCCGGTACAAAGAGTGGCGATTACGCTCTCAATAAATGGATCCATCGTAATTGCTTGTTGCTGCGACAGCTCTTCGCTAAAGGCACTTCCGGCGCCTTGGGTACCTTGAAACAGGGCATCCAATTCAAAGCTTGTCGTTGGCGTTAACGCCGTTGACGTTTGATGAGTC